TATTCTCCTCCTTGCTTTTTAGTGCTAAGGTTATGAGAAGATTTCTCTAATATCAGTACGTAATCTAGGTTATTTTCCATTTTTCTTTTTTTATATATCTAATTATGCTTCAGATTCTTCTTCTCCTTCAGCTTTAGCTCCCGGAGCTGCTGCTACAACTGCATCAGTGATTTCTTCCATAGATTCGGATAATTTTTCTAAATCATCTTCAGTTATGTATTTAAGATTTTCTGACAGCTTAGGTTCGTTAGAATTTAATTTTCCTACTGCTGCAACACAAGCGTCTTTAGCGTTTTCAAACTCTATTGGTGTTCCATTGATAGGATTTCTAGTTTTAAATGATTTAGGGAACGAAGGAATAGTGTCCATATCAGTAACCATATCTTTAAAGAATCCTCCAGCTCCACCAGAAGTGATAGAAGCTATATCACCTTCTAAGCTTCCGCCCCCGAATGATGAATATTGTCTTTTAACTAAACTCCATACTGAAACTGCTTTACCGTCTCCTGTATCAGTAAATGTACCTCTACAAAGAATAAGAGTAGAGTATATTGCTAATAAGTCTTGCGAAGATACAGTACCACCTAAGCTGTTGTATAGACCTCTAGCCATTGCTCTAACTGCAATTTCTTCTATAAATCCATTAAATACTAATACTCCGACAGTTTTTCTATCGCTTCCTGCCCATTTTGCTATAGTGGTTCCTCCGATTATTCCACCTCCCCATAAAATAGTAGCCCCTGCTGCTGCGCTAAGTCCTCCAGCTGCTGTGGTACCTAAAGTAGCTGCAGTACCTATACCGCTAGCTACTCCTGCTGCTGTTACTGCTCCCGGAGCTGCTATTGCTAATCCTACTCCCCAAGTAGCAACACCAACTCCTATAATAATACCAGCAACTAATGCTCCTTTAGCTACATCGCCAAACCATTCTCCCCAGCTTTCGTCATATAATACTGCATATGTTCCATCGTCTACTGGTTTTAAACCTTTCCATTTCATTTCTTCTCCAGTTGCGCCAGTTTCTCCAGTTGTACCAGTTTCTCCAGTTGCACCACCAGTAGCACCAACGCAATCAAGAACTTTTCCTTGCTCTAGAGATTTCTTAACGCAATTATCAACGATTTTTTTCTTTCCTATATTAGGATCTGGAACTACTGCCTTAGCTCCTCAACGATTTTTTTCTTTCCTATATTAGGATCTGGAACTACTGCCTTAGCTCCAGGAGTTTCTTCAGATTTACCTCTTAATCTATCAAATACGTTTTCTTCGTCTAATTTTCTAAAGCTATATGATTCTTCTATAACTGAATAGAAATCCTCGAAAGATAAAATAGGGGATCCTTTTATCTCTTCTCTTTCTTGGATCTTTTCGTCGATTTCCATTTCTTCGAAATCGTCAAAATAATATCTACCGTAACTTCCTTCAAAAATTATAGATGTAGTATCTATATCTGTAGAATTAAGAGCCATTAACTGATCGTACATATCCTGAGTTAAATCAGAAGTTAAAGCTTGACCTGATTGACCTGATAAATATCCCCATACTATATTTACTACTGCTGCAGTACCTTTACCGTATATTTTATCTTGACCTCCAAATTTTGCTAAATATGTATTTGCTGAAGGAATTAATTCCATTAATTTTTTCTGAAGATCCCCTATTTGTGTACATTTGTTATTAAGTTTAACAGGGAATGTACAATCTTTAACTGGTAGAGGTGTAGGTGTAACTTTCTTTTTCTTCTTAACAACTTCTTCTTCACCTGTTGCAACGTCTACACATTTTCCTAATGATTTGTCGTAAACCTGTCCTGGAGGACAAACAGGATCTGCAGTTACTGGTTGTTCTATATTAGTAAGAGATGCTTTTAATCTTTCGTATTCTTTTTTCTGTCTAATAATTTCATTTACTAGATCGTCTTGCTTTCTCTTATATTCGCCAGCTTTAAATTCTCCTGAAGGAGTAACAATTTTTCCTCCTAAAGCACCTGCTCTGTCTACCATTTGTAGTTCTTGTGCTTTTTTATAAAGAGAATCTGCAATTTCTTTGTATCTTTTTATATCTGAATTATCCTTTAAATTTGGTAAGTATTTGTCTCTGTCTACCATACCAACAAAAGAATTTGCTGCATCTAATGATTCCTTAGATTTGTTAAAAGCTTGTCCTCTAAATTCACCCTCTGTAGCATCAGATTCGTCTCCAGTTTTTCTTTTTTCAGATAAACCTTCTTTAACTACCAATCCCTTTTTAATTACTTCTCCAAAAAGTTTAGGATTAGTTTTTCTCATCTGATTTTCTCTGTCTTTTAAATCGTTAGAGAAGTTTTCAAGAACTTTAGCTATAGTATCGTTTTTAATACTCTTATACATTTTAGGATCTCCTAGAACAGCTTCTACTTCACCGCTTAGTATACTAGTAATCATTTTTAGGTTTGAATCGTAAGCTTGTTTTTGACCTGGATCCAATACTGCTAATGATTCTATAAAAGAAATAAGATACTGTCTAAAAGATCCAAAATTATCTGTTGACAGAATTTTATTTTTTATAGATTCAAATCCTCTAACAGTTTTAGCATCCTCCATTTTGGAAGATAGTATTAAACTAAAAAGAGTATTTAAAGCAGTAACAACAGCTGTCATTGTGTCGATAGCTTTTGTTTTTCTTGATGTTCTTTCTCCTTCGTTAAGTGAGCTTCTTAAACTCTCGAAAACTGGGTTAATTCCGCCGTAGATGTCTTTTTTCATATTATTATTATTCATTGTATATATTTGAATATGCTTTAGAGATTAACTCTATTATCTTTTCTATATATCCTTCATTTCTTAATTTTTTAAATGCTAGATTTTCGACGGAAAATTCCCCTTCCCTCTCCAATCCTTCCTTTCGCATTTTCATTATTTTTTTCTTTATTTCTAAAGCATGATTATAGAGTTCAACCTCAGTAGCGGTTGAAAAATCGGATGCTGCCATTAGATTTTCCATCTTTAGTATATCTGAAACGATACCTTGAAATTTTAAATCTACGTCTTTGTAGTCAATCTCTGGTGGATTATACTTAGGAACTCTGATCCATTCGTTATTTAATAAAGAATATAAACCAGATGCAGTATGTGGCTCGTTGATGTCTTGTACGTATAATTCTACGTCGAATCCTCTTATTTTTATTTTGTGTCTAAGATTCCATATAAATCTTACGCCATCAACTGCTTTTTTAACAAGAGTAAAATTATCATCAATCTCATTGAAGTCTATTAGAACATGTACGTCTAAATCAGATTTGTCTGTCCAGTTATAGTTGGCTAAAGAACCAGTTAGTTGGATATCTCTTATTTCTGGATCGAATCCTAGTGATGAATAAAAATCGTTAGCTAACTCAATAAGTTTTTTTCTTAGTGTCTGGTCAAATTCATAATTTTCTGCTCCAGCACTTTCGGGAAGATCTTCACTAATTTTTTTCCAGAATGACGGATTTAATTCTTTTTTATAAAAATCACTCCTTTCCTCGTTTTCTAGAACCCAAGAATAAAAATTTAAAATGTTTTTCAAATCTGGATATTACTTTAACGTATATATCCAGACCTAGAATCTTTATGCTGTCATTCTCTTAAAACAATTCATTGTACAAACAACATCTTGTTCACAGTATGATTTTATCTCTTCTGATTTTCCACTCCAGTAAAATTCATGTACCTGAGATCCTTCCATATTATCTTTAGATGTAGGTACTCCTAAAACATGTGATATTAGATCCAGTGAAGAAAAAGTTTGTCCCCATGCACCAAATGCAAATATTTCAGCAAGATCTAAAAAAGAAGTCTCCCAGGGTTTTTTATTCCATGTTTGTATAATAGGATCAGGGGTTATATTGTTTATTAACATTCTTTTACCCATGTACGGAACATCGAAATTTTTTATATTTTGTCCAGCTAATTTATATGATTTGGATCTTGAATTAGCCAATACTTTATTTGTTTTTTCTAGTATGTCTTTTTCATCCTCACCGTAAAAGCTTGTTAATCTCTCAACTCCTTCAGGAGTAAAGACTCCAAATGTAACACATACTATTCTACCAAATTCTGGGTGTAGCGATGATCTGTTTATCCATAAATCACTAGGATCTGTAGATTCTCCAGGCTCTACTTGCTTTTGTAGCCATTTACATCTTTTAACCCATAGTTCTGCCAAATGGGGGTCATTGGATTTTAGTTCTTCTAGTGTTGGATATAATCCTGCGGTTTCAATATCGAAAAAAATTGAACCATCTATTATTCCTTGGTGTAGCATGATATATAGTTTATATGGAAAAATACGGGTATAAAAACATAAGCTCTAGAAACGAATTCGAAAAAGCATCTAAGAGAGACGGACGTGTTGATCATGGACCTGTAGTAGGAGACGAGCTTACCACATACGACTTCGTAGATCTTAAGAAAAAGGGAGACTGGGGAATGCCAGGACAGACTAGATATTATGTAAAAACTATCGAAGATCTTATAAAGGCCAACGACAAGATGAGTAAGTCTATTACAAATGAAAGAAAGCCTAAAGGATACGTTGCCTGGTAAAAATCCTTTCCTAGTTAGGCTCTGGTAAATTATTATCAAAAGCAACATCTATTATTAAATTATAAGGATTTAAATCTTGTATTGTTATTGTTTCCTCTTGACTAGAAGGACAATAGAACATTATAGGATTAGATCTTTCTGCCCAAGTGGAAGCAGCCAAAAATAAACTTTCTTTATAGGTTAGTCCTCCTTGGTTGGTTCTGTGTGACCCTGTTCTAAATATTATTGGTATTTTTTTCTCTATGTAGGTTACAGATAATAGATCTTTTACAGAAAATAAACTAGGCTTTTCGTCGTTTATTATTGCTATCTGCTTTTGTACTCTCCAAGGAAGTGTATCAAAGAACTTACAAAAGTCCATCATACTTTTTCTTCTGTTCCCATTAGCTCCTCCGATATGACATATTAATGGTATATCAAATCTTCCAGCATCTATTTCATTTATAAAATTACCTATCTTTAATATTTCTGATTTAGATTTTTTCTTTGAATCCGCATCTGTTGATATGACATGGTTTTTACTTTTTATATAAAAAGCTATTCTTATTTCTAAATCATCAAGATAATGAAAAAATCTTTCCTTCTCAAATTCTGTAACGTCTGTTGATAAATCTATATCTTTTTCAGATAACTCAACTATAAACAATTTATATCCTATAGACAAATATATTTTTATCTGGTCACAAACTATACGGGACAAAGAATTGTCCCTGTGTTTTCCCTCTGGAATTCTTATTACAATACCATTTCTTATTGATTCCATAACTTTTTTAGTGTGAAAAGAAAATAAGTTTCTATAGAGAATCAAATTGATTCAAATCCATTTTGGGCCAGGATTCTAGTAAACTTATGGGCGAAAGGTTAGCAACCTTTACTCCTCTTTTTTCTAAATTATTTCTTAATACTGAATATTCTAAATCTATATTCCTTATGTGCTTAGATAATTTGTGAGATCCTGTATTTGAAAAGAAGTGATCGTTGGTAAAATCAACTCCAACCATTCCTATTTTTTTAGCTCCTAATTGATAAGCTATTATTATAGCCATATAAGGAGAGTTCATTGTATAATCTACTAGGCTTAAATTATCTAAATTTGGATTGTTCCTTGAGCCTATTTTAATTTTAGATATATTGGAAGATCTTGTTATAGGTCCAGGATTTTCTAGATGAGTAAATATTACTGGACTTAATGTTTCTCTTACATACTCCCATCTTCCTCTCATGAAAGTACGATGGTCGTTTACAACAACTAAAAAATCGGGGGTTAATATTCTATCAATATCATTTACCCCTATAACATAGTATTTACTAAAATCACTATAATAGTTTAGAGATGTACCGCATCCAGCAACTATAAAAGTCTCACCGTCGAATTTATTTATATAATTAGGATATAGAGTGTTTCCTAGATGACTGCTTTTTACAGATGTTTTTATTCTGCTTATTTGAGTATCCGTATTTGGATCCTTTTTAATCTCTATTTCTTTTTCGTAGTTCTTAGGAAGCTCCGATGGTATGTTAATTTTATTATTGTTTATAGATTTTTCTCTACTTATTCTTAGTAAGCTTCTTTTTCTTTCTATTGACATTACATAAATCGATTTATAATATTATTAGCTTTTTCTGTATGATCATCCTTAGATTCACCGTAAGATCTTTTACATATATCAGGAAAGTGTTGAATCATTTGTTTTTTTGACTCCATTTCATTTTTAATCTCTAAAAACAATATAGCAAGAATAGCTTTTAAATCTATTGGCTCTTCTAATAAATCTGGATGATAACAGAAATAACAAAATGCCTCAGCTGCTTTTAAAATGTCCTTAAATGAACCATTAATAGATTTCCTTGAAAATGATATAAGGTTGTCGCTAGGATCAGCTAAAACTGAATTAAATATAAGATTGTCGGATGGTATATCATCAACAAATTTTATTTTCCATCCAGTTCCCATAGGGCCTTCAACTGAGTTTCCTTCGGTATCAATATAAGGATGATCTAGAATTTTATTTTCCAAAGATCCCCATACAATATTACCTCCGTTATATTTTAGATTTTGTGCGTTCTTCTCTCTTGAATCTATTCCCATACCCATAACATTTTTTGAATTACCTCTATCCTCGTAAAATTCTATTGATCCGGGGATTAAGGTATATGTTTTTTTATCTTGTAAGGATTGTATCTTTACGATATATGATTTACCGTCAGTTGATTTTGACGTTTCTATTATCTCACCTTTTATTTTTTTAGATTTTCCTTTTACTTTTCCTTTTACTATGTCACCAACCTGAAAAACTGAATCCTTTACTAATAAACTAGGATCTGCATCTCTACCTACAGCAATAGAAAGATCTGAATATGCTTTATAGTTAACTTTAAAAACCCCATTAGAGCTATTAAATCCATCGCCGTTTATCGATTGAGCAAACTGTTCGTTTATTAATTTAATCCTTCTTTTCATTTTTGTTTTTTATATACTTCAATTAGATCTCTAAGTTTAGAAGCCAACTCGTAGTTTTCGTCGTTTAAAGCTTTATCTAATTGTTTTTGTAGGTCAGCAGTTTCTGGTTTTTCATCTATTTCTTCGTCAGTTAAAACAGTTTCTCTAGAAACAACAACCATTGGTGAAAAATACACCTCTAACATAGATTCCATGATAGGTATAAATGTGCTTTCACCATTTTCTATTTCCTTACCATTATCATCTGTTTCTGGTATCTCCATTTCCCATTCTCCATTAACCCATATTACATTCCATGGTCCATACATATATTGTGATATATCGTTTTCAACCACATGATTTATAACATGAAGAACCTCCTCTTTTATGTGTTCATCTGTTAATTTAGTCTTCTTATCAAGCTTTTTTATACCTGGTATCTGTGTAGTTTCAGTACCTATTGTCCTCCCCACCAATTTATAAAACTTATGGATTAAAGGCCAATCAATGGTATCAATTACTCTGCTTATTAGTGTTTTATTTTTTTCTGATATTACCATTGCCCTTTATTATTTTTACTCAAATCCTATAATTGTGTTCCAAAAAATAAAAATAAAATTATGAAGTTGTTATACTTCTTATTTTATACCATATTCTAAAGGTAACTAAATGATCTCCCACTGTAGCGTCATTTAATGGATTATCCCCATTATCTATTGCTACATTAAGAGGCTTATTAGTATTTATCGGTAAATTATATATTGATAAAGGGACGGAGATAGCATATGACTCATCATTGCCTGTCCATAATGCACCAACAGAAAGAGAAATTGCAGATATATAATTAGTTGAAAATCCCGAAGTTTCTTGAGAAAAATAAATTCCTTTATATGAAGAATAATTGTAAGGAGTAGTTGCAGGTGAATCACCAGGATAAGATTCCGATATTATTCTAAATACGTCTATGTATTTTCCTACTCCGGGTGCTGGTATTAACTCGTAATATTGACTTGTTAGTACTCTAATATCAGATGGAGCTGGCTGAACTTCTATATAATTATAATCCCCTTGGAAAACACCACTTATATTTCCATCGAGGTCTTTATAAAATATTTGGTTTAGATCTAATGAAAGAAAAACCGTATCGTTTGGTATAGATACTGAATCGGTGGAAAAATCTGTAATAGTATATTGGTATTCTATACCAAATGAAGATTTTCTAGATAAAATTGATATTGCCATAATTATATTAATAAGTTACCTTGGTTATCCTCGGTAGGTGTTGTTATAGACTGCGTTATATTAGCATTTATATTTGTTGTTGCCCCTGTAAATAAATTCTGAACATATCCAACATTTATAGGTGAAGAAGCATATAAAACATTAGCTGAAGAATTCCTAACTATACCTGTGCATTTTATAACATTACATAAGTTTTGTAATTCAAAAGCATGAGCAGTGGAAAGATTTCTTTTAGCCTGTGCAACCCCCATAATAAAATTAGTTCCAGTTATTGATGAATCGCAAACTATAGCTGATGTATTTTCAGATAAAGAATTAAATCCCCATATGCTTATATCATCTCCTCCTATTCTTATCCCTGGACCTCCACCATCTCCTCTAGTGTTAACTGCTTTAATATCCCTATATCTAGTCGAGGTATTTAAAAAATAAGCTGCAGCACTTGCAGAAAATGCTTTAGCAGTAACATTAATTAAATAACAATCGGATCCCGTTGGTCCATTATAAATTCCTATTCCCCCAACTGATTCACCAACAGAATTTGATATTTCTATAGAATCAGAATTATCTATGTAGATTCCGTATGCTTCTCTTTCTCCGTATCCTATACAGTTATCTATTATATAATTTCCTGCTGATACATTATCTATAATAGATATACCAGATTCGCCACTCCCGCTTCCTCTACCGTAACAATTTATTATATTTTTTGGGGAAGACTTTCCTGAAAAATTATTTAATATTATTCCTGATCCTGTGCCAGATAAAACTATTCCTTGTGTGTTTATTAAATTACATTCTGTTGCAGAAATAGAATATGTATCGTTAGAAATGATCTTTGAATCTATAACATTTGATGTTTCTAAAACAGCATATCCGGATAATGTAATATTGCTTATACTTGATCCCCTAGTAAAAATATCGCCAGTACCACTTATGTTATCTAAACTAGATTCAGTAGAAACAACTGCTCCTAATACCCTAATATCTTTTATTAAGGAGCTAGTAATAGGACTTCCTGTGTTTTCCGCTCCGTATACTGCAACTGTTGAGCTTTCAGCTACACTGTTACCACCTTGTACTTCTCCACCTAACGAATATAAAGTTGCTCCCCTTCCTACATTATCGCTATATAAATATATTCCGCTTAAGAAAATATAGCTTTCGTTGAATATAGATGAAGCACCTATAGTTGAGTTTAATCTAATTACCCTACCATTAAATAAATAAGATTCCCCAGTAACTAATATTGCTGGTTTTGTCGATGTTTCATCGAGAGTATAAGAATGTCCATTAAGGTTTACCCCTTTGAAAGTTCCGTCGAAATCTAATGAAATGGATGTTGTCTCAGTCACGTTACAGAACATGTGTATAATGTCTTCCGTTGATGTTACTGCTGCCTTTGCTAGAGCAAAAGTGGAATAAGTTGTTAAATTTCCCGATGTGTCAAATATCCCCCATGGATCACCATAAATACTTCCGGGTGATCCTGTCGGTCCAGTATCACCTGTTGGTCCTGTTGGTCCAGTATCACCAGTTGGCCCAGTAGCTCCTGTTGCCCCAGTAGCTGCTGCTAGTTGTCCTACTGATGTTATAACATATGAGTAATTTGCACTACCTTCAGTGTAAAAAATAACACTACGTGATGTCGTATCCAGATTATTAAGATAGAGTCTAACAATGATTCTATTAGTTGGTGATATAGATGTTGTAGATAATACTACATCTACATTAAGTTCAGCGGGATTAATTGCGTCAACATAGGGTAGCACAGCCACATTTGATGTTATAGTAGTTCCTATTGGAGTACCCGTAGAATCAGCTAATTGGAGTTCAATATATCCTTCTAAATCAGCATTTGAAGATGGTAATAAGTAATGTATCTGGAATCTTTGAACTCCTGAAGGGATTATAGAGAATCCTAATTGTGGAGTTATAAAATCTTGGACCATAACACCAGTTTGCAAACTAGTTAAATTTGTTGTTAATGTTACTTGCCCTGTTGTTGTTGGAATTAAACTTAATTCTTTATATCCACTAACATCCGAATTTACACTTTGATTAAAATAATATATTTGACCAGAAGAAATTCCATCTGCTCCAGTAGCACCAGTAGCACCAGTAGCACCAGTAGCACCAGTACCTCCAGTTGGACCTGTTGGACCTATTGAATATCCAGGACTTACGAAATCCCAAGCATAACCGTTCCATCTCCACCTATCTAAATTTGGACTTATATAAATTTGATTAAGTACGGGATTTGCTGGCCAATCTATTTGAGACATGCTAATATTTTTATTTACTTATATATCCGATTTTTTTATTATTAAGAACTAGATAGCACAAATAAAAAAAGGATCCCTTTCGAGATCCTTTTAGAATTATGAATATTTATTATTAAATTATGATTGAACCGTTTCCACTAGATTAAAATATTCAGTAGCTGTACTTGTAATATTTATTGTTCTAGTTGAATCCTCCCACCCATCTTGAACTGAAAGTACCTCTATCACATATTCATTATTATATGATGATGGAAGATCGTAGAAAGTAATACTTCTAAATCCATTAGTTATAGATCCGCTTCCTATTGAAACTTGCTGAATATTATCAGGACCAAATTCAAAAAGTCTATAGAGATTAATATTAGAATCTATAATTGTATCTGTTCCGCCAACAACGTCTACATTTAAATTAATAACTCTATCTAGATTTATATCTACAGAAACATCCGAAGCTCCATCATATGATCCTGAAGCTCCCCTTTCTGGATAATCTGGAGATAATGCTGCATATACGTTGATCATCTGTGAATCGTTATTAGGTATAGTGAATTCATAATATCCATTGCTATCAGTGTTACCTGTATAACTCCAAGTATCTCCATCAACAGATACTTCCGCTTTCGCTAGTGGATTATCGTTTTCGTCTCTAACATATCCATAAACGATATTATCTCCTGGATTTACATAATTTAGTTCGAAATTAATTTCTACTGAAGGAACCTCTTTTTCAACAACAATATTTGAATATTCGTATTCTCCATATCCTCCTGCTTCTACTGTTATTCTATCCAATCTTCCAAAAGGAACATCTAAGAAAATATAATTCCCGTTTTCGTCTGTTGAAACCGATCTATTAAGGGGAGATAATCCAACTTTAGCCTTGCTTATTCCAACACCATTATCATCTGTAACTTTACCCCATACTCTACCGTCTATTTCACTTATAGGAGTAACTTCGCAAAGATCATTAAATGAAAGGGTCAATTGTACATTGGAAATAGAATCACAGAATATTCTATTCGCAAAATCTGAAGATTCTCTTTGGTCAGCTTGAATAGCTTTAAGGTTATCGTTACAATCTACATAAACTGAAATTTTATCAGCATTGAAAAGAACTCTAGATCCTATTAGATGAAGTAATTTAATGAAATCGTCATAAAACTTAACTCCAGTGGAGAATAAATCATTAAGCTCCTCTCTTCTTATATCACCATCTTCTAATATACTTAATTCTTGATCAACTCTATCATGTAAATCCCTAGATATTCTAGTATCTATTGTATATTTTGGAGCTACGTTATGTAATTTTGCCCAATTTTCTTCCCCATTTGCACCTTCTAAATAAACCCCCAAAATACATCCTCCGTAAAGAAGTTCTTGATAAGTCTTATCTTTAGTTTCGTTCCATTTTTGATAAAACTCATAAAGCTTATACCAAAGATCTGATCTTCCTTCAAAGAATTCTACAACATTTAATGGACTTGGGTTGCAAAGATCTAAATACCTTCCTTGCCAATCTCCACCAGGAAGGGGAATATAAAAACGTCTTTCTCCGTTACCCTCTATCCATAATCTATACGGTGAATATATTTCAGCATCTTTTGCAGCTGTTGCTCTTCCGTCTTTTATAGATGCTGATTGATAAGAAAGAGTTAATCCGCAAGCAGATTGAGCTCCTGTCACTAAGTATGGAGATATATTAGAAGAAACTCCAAAGTTATTATACAGATAAGTGTCACAAGCATCTGGAACGTTTGTACCAAAAACTATATTAGTTTTTTTACAATCATCCATACAAACATTTTTAAGGGATTTGCGGATATAGCATATCTCTCCTTTTTTAAAATCAACATCTTTTATTTTAAAAATGTAATATTTCTCTGTTTTTCTGTCCAACATATAAAGAATAAGAGATTCAGGTCTAACTGGACCCACTGCTTCTAAAGCATTAGCTCTTTGTTGAAGATCTGAAATACCTCCCCATCTTAAATATTTTAAATAGTTTATTGATGGATTATAAAGATCTACACCATCATATTCCTCAGGATATGCAAACCAAACTCCTTTTGGTGTATCTTCGGAAGGTTCTTTTTCTTGGAATACGTTATATAATAAGGATCCTTCATATTTTTCAGGATCTGCTAATTTAAGTCCAACATAGTCAGATATAGTATCTGTTAAGCATCCTGAAAGGCAAACGATTGCGATATCTTGAGATTCCTCAGTTCCGCTTTCTGTTAGATTTGTTTCCACGTCACAAGGGTCCCATCCACCTATTTGATTTCCTTTAGTGTCCCAAGCCCATACGTCTCCGTTCCAGATTTGTTCTGCTAGTGCTCTAGATTTTTTAATTTGCTCGACATCGAATTTTTTTCCTAGGTCGATGGTGGAATTTGCTTTCAATCTAATTCCACCAAGATCTGAAATAATAAGATCTCTTGAAAGTAGGTTAGTAACTTTAAAGATGTAATTCTCATTATCAGATTTTGTTGATGCGGCTGCGTTCATAGTAGTTTTTATTTGTATATATTCTAAAATTCCAATAAAATACTACTATACATGGAGTATCGACTAAAAAAATAATTATTTATTTATTTGGGGAAAGTATAGATGTAAATATAAGCTGCACGCCAGGATTTTGAACATTTTCTCCTTTTACAAATATTGAAATCTCAGATCCTCCTAAGATTTTATATTCGGATCTACCACAAGCTATCTTATTACCTTCTGATTTTAAAGATGCTATTATTTCATCATTAACATAAATTATAGCCTCCCATTCTTTTTCTTCTCTTGATGATAGAGATATACCCACAAGAACACAATCGTTCCAAGAAATAAATGGTGTTATATTTGTATAATTTCCTCCTGCTCTCTTTATAAATCTATCTGTTACTCCCTCACATCCGTTCCAATCCTCAGAAGCATCAAATGTAAAAGTCATTTGATTTACAATTTCTGCTGGATTCTTGTGATCTACATAATCAACAGGTATCGGTTTATCGTCATATTGTTCTCTGGTAATCTCTATACCGCTATTGTCTAGGTATATTATTTTTTTCCTTGTAACAACATCCCCATTGGGTAGAGTTATCTGGTATTCCTTTATTTGATATGATCCGATATTAGACATTGGTTAGTTTAATTTTTATTTCTATTCTAGATCTAAGATTAGTAGGATTAGTTGACCATGTAGGTGTAGTCCATTTTATGTATAACTTATCCCCTCTAGATATAGATACAGGTGTATCTAGGTTTATACTTAAAGCTTCCACTGTATCTGTTGGGATATTAGTATCAAATACGTTTAACCCTTTAGTTTCATTGTATAGTAAATAATTAGATAACTCTGAGGATCCTGTTACCATTCCTGGATATAAAAGAATAGAATATCCTGTTATCTCGCCATCAAAGAGAGATAAAACCTTAGAAGCATCAGATAATGTTGTTAGTGGTAATTGGTCATTAAAATCCCCGAAGAAATATAACTGATTGTCTATGGGAGATATTGATGAGTGTCTAAATATAATAGAGCTATATGGCTGAACTGGTATAGCACCAGCTGAATCCCAAGCATATCCGTTCCATATCCATGTTTTTCCGTTATCTGTATAGATGTATCCTATATCTAATCCCATTCTGGGTGGATTTGTTGGCCAGTTTGACATAATTTATTCTATTTAATTATATTTTTTTTATACTTACCCTTCAATAAAATATCTAATATTTCATCACTATGGTCTTTTTTCCAGTATGATTTAATTAGGTAATTATCTGACCTTGTTAAAGATCCCGATGGAAATGTATTACTTTCTCTTTCGTTATATATTAATCTATATCTTTCGTTTATATCTGATCTTATAGCTCCAGCTAAATCGTTTTTTGTAGCATCTTGTTCTACATTATCTAATGGTAATTTACTTTCGTTTATTAACGGAAATAGCGAATCAATAATATTTCCATCTACGTCTAATAATTCCACAATGTATCCAATCTCAGGATCTTTATCTAACTCAATAGATTCTTCAGGGTCTAAATATTTAGGTAAGTATTTACAAGTAAAATCTAAAGATGTTTCAAATTCCTCAGGACTAGCTCCATTTAGATCTGAGGTAAATTTAGATATCGAATATCCATTAGGATCTATTTTTGATTCCAATACTTCAGTTTTTAATAGCTGATTTCCTTTGTTAATATATTGATAGATTTTGTAACTATCTGTTTGTATAGGTCCTGTCTTTGTAATAGAGTATGTCCTTATGTTTATATAAGAAAAATCCCCATTTATCCAATCAACTATTCCGTCTATTTTATCCTTATTATAGCTTTGAATGCCGTGATTTTTATAAAAGTCAAATAGAGATTGTGTACTTACTATAAAATCCTTAAAATTAAAGTCATCTACATTTCTTCTTAAATATCTAAAAACAGCTTCTTGTCTATCATCCCTACATTTTTTTATGTTGTTATTGAATTCGTCCCAATTGATTAGGATATCGTCCTCACTAAGTATTTTTTTTATTATTTCTGAATCAGGTATAAAATGCTTACACAGGATATTTAATTCAATCTCAGTGAATGAATCAATATCCACTGAATCATTACCATTCTTTTCTTTGTATTTTTTGGAAGAATATATTAGTTCAAGCTCATCTAAAAAATTTATATAATCCATTCCTGAAAATGCCCATAGATCATTTAGATTTGATATTGATAATATATTTTCATATCCATCTATTTCAGAGTCTGAATATATCCAGGGAGCATTTCCTTTTAGGTCTTTTATGTCCCAATTAAAAATATCGACGTTAATTATTTTTCCGTCAATCTTAAAAGCCAGAAGTTTTCCTTGATCCTTAGAAATTGAATGTCTTCTATATGAATTGTTTTCTCTTATCATTTGATATTATCCTATTTTAATTAGATCTAGATGTAGATCCCTAACATTTACACCTGTAGTACTTGTTAAATTATTTATCAATGGATATACTAAATCCCCGCTATTTAATTCTATTAAATCACTAACTACTACTGACTCTCTAAAGTTAGCTGACAAGTTAACAACTTGCTCATTCTGATTTCCTGCAGTTATTCCATTAATTGATAATAGGGTACCAAAGTTGGTTATCCCAGCAGTTGCTAATGGAGTTGTTGTTAATGTTGCCTTGAATTTAGTTCCATTTGTTCCTGAATATAATAGTCCAGGTGCTGGATTAACTATTATTTGTATATCATCTATAGAAGCGGGAGGTTGTGTACCTATGCTATTATCATTCTCCCATGAAAATACGATTCTTACATTTGATGCAGTAAAAACTGAAGCATTAACAGATACTGCTGACTGAGCTGTGAATCCTGCTCCTAATAGATTATAATTAACAGCTCCACCTCCTAAAGATACACCTGCTACTGGTGTAGTTGCCGGTGTTGTAATATAAAGACGAAGCCTATCTAATCCTGTTTCTCCCTGAACTCTAATATTAAAAGATATAGTTATTGAATAAGCATATTCAGGTACAACGATGTCCCTATAGAAATGAGATATCTGAGCGGTAGTTATAGTATATGCGTTATTTACACCTAGATCATTAGATATGTATGCTCCGTTTCCTGCTCCATTTGCTCCTGTTGTTCCTACGTACCAAGCATTTGTAGAATCGTTTACTGATGTCCATCCGTTAGATACAAAAGTGCTTCCGTTTTCGAATCCTCCGTCACCAGTAGAGCTTAAAAGTATATCTGCTGGTAATGACGTAAATTCCGGGGTATTTAATGTACCTAAAGATTGAGTACCGCTAATTTTTCTCCATGTGTTAGAAACTGCTAGAGATGTTGTATTTGTGTTGTTTGTAAAATAAGAAATTCCCCTTTCAGTTCCTAAAGCAGGACCGGTAGGTCCGTCGATACCATTAAATACCCAAGAAAAAGAGTAGGGTTTAGTTAAATCAAAGATACCAGATCCGGATAAAAATGTTAATCCAAATGACCAATAGCTACCACCTAAGGTATTAATAAGAGCATTTATACTGTATATTGCAGATACACTAGAATCACCGACCTCAGTTACTTTTAAATACCCAGTATTTAATGATCCTACGTATGTTAGAGCTTCTTGAAACCATGCTAAATAACTTATATTTTCAAAGTTAAATTTGTTAAAAAGTAAAGAAGTAACTAATGTTAGATCTGTAGAATCTGAATAGAAATATGTAGCTCCTGGAAGTCCTAGACTTATATCTCCATCATATTGCCATCTAGAAGAATTTGATCCGTCGATTCCTGCCGCTCCTGTTGGACCAGCAGATCCAGTAGGTCCTAACGAGGAGACTGATATCCATTGATAAGTAGCAGGTGAAGTAATCTCATGAACATATACGTATAGTATATCATTAGATGAGTTGTACCAGAAAGAACCTGGTGTTATCGATGGTCCACCAGTTCCGGTAGGAGCGCTAGCTTCGTAATAAAAAGGATAAGGACCAGTTTCGCCGGTAGGACCAGTCGCTCCTGTATCACCAGTTGGTCCTGTATCACCAGTTGGTCCTGTATCACCAGTTGGTCCTGTATCACCAGTTGGTCCAGTTGGTCCAGTTGCTCCGGTATCTCCAGTAGGTCCTGTTACATTCGAATCTGCACCTGTTGCCCCAGTAGGTCCCGTAGGTCCAGTAGCTCCAGTAGCTCCTGGGAGATATGTTGGAGTTACCCATTGATATGTATTAGGGGAGTTGCCATCAGAAACGTATGTGTATAGTACACCTGTTTCACTATGGTACCACAAAGCCCCATGTTCTATAGAAGGTGTTCCTGTTCCTGTTGGTGAAAAATCTTGAAAATAAAATTCAAGTGCTCCAGTAGCCCCAGTAGGACCTGTTGGACCAGTAGCACCAGTAGCACCGGTAATTCCTAGAGATCCTTCTAAAGTAAATATACTAAATCCTGTATCGCTATTTGTTATAGCTACTGTACCTACTCCGCCAGCTAGGTATGATGATTTAACCCAAAATTTATCACCAGCGGATGCAGAAACTATACCAGTTACTGTTATTAGATCATAAGGAACACTAACCCCTCCTGTTACATCCTCTAATGATATAAATCCTCTAAAATTAATAACCTCAAGAGGTGAAGAAGTATCCCTCCACAATGTAGTTGACAAGAAACTACTTCCTCCTGTAGCTATATGTTCGAATCCTACTTTATAACTTATAAAATATTCTCCGTCTACTAGGGTTTCTACATATGTACCGGTTTGTCCAAATGAAACAAAATCACCCGTGGCAAATATTCCTGTATCTATTAGATTATCTGTGTCTAGTCTTATAGGTGTTTCCCCTCCTGGTGTAATCGATTGAGATGTACTAAATTTGCTAAGATCTGCATATCCCAAAGGAGCAGGAGATCCTGCAGGACCGGTAGCTCCAGTAGCTCCAGTAGCACCAGCTCCAGTAGCTCCAGTTGAACCTGTATTTCCTGTTGCTCCTATATCTCCTGTTGCACCAGTAGGTCCAGTAGGTCCTTTTAAGTTTGTTTGTATTCCCCAAATTCCTCCAGATTTTAGATACACGTCTCCAGTATCATTATCTAGATATAAATCTCCGTCTCCTCCTAAAGATATCGATGGAGATCCAGATCCGCTATACCAAGTATTACCGGTTGCTCCAGTAGCTCCAGTAGATCCAGTAGATCCAGTAGGTCCGGTAGATCCAGTAGCTCCGTTAGATCCAGCAGGTCCAATAGAACCAGTAGCCCCGCTAGGTCCAGTAGCTCCAGTAACCCCAGGCGCTCCTGGAGATCCTTTTGCTCCATTAGGTCCAGTAGCACCAGTAGCACCAGTGACCCCTGTGTTACCAGTAGGTCCTGTAACATTAGAATCTGCCCCTGTTACACCCTGAGGTCCTGTAGGTCCTATACCTCCAGTAGGTCCAGTAGATCCTGTATTTCCTGTAGGTCCGGTTCCTCCAGTAGCACCAGTAGCACCTCCAGCGGGCCCGGCAGGTCCAGTAGATCCTGTAATACCCTGTGATCCTATGATAGAAACCCATGCTCCTGTACCGTTTATACCACCTGTCATAGTACCTGAAGCAGAACTTACTGGAATACTACCAGTAACTGTTACTGTAGCTCCATTTCCGCTTGCTCCTAATCCAGGTAGAGCTTTAATGTTTATTGTGTTTAATGAATAATCTGCTAAACAAGGACCAGTTGTGTTTAGCAATATATTGTTTACTAAAGATTCTGCTGTTAAAACATTATTAGTAAGCCAGGAAGCTTGTCCTGCAGTTACACCATTATATAAAACTGCTATAGTTTCCCCGTTTATACCAGTAGATCCTATATCAAATGAAAATGATGCCTGTACCTCACCAAAATTTAAAAACGCTTCATAATCGCCGCCTATAAATCTTATTTGCCCAGGTACTCCTGGTCTTAATGATTCATTTATATAAGTTCTATCTGTTATTAATCTAAGTCTACCTCCAGAGTTAGAATTACCAACTACTGCATCTCTACCTATATAAGCATCATTTAATGTTATTATACCATTTGATGTTATCTCTCCGTTACTTCCTTTTAGTTGGATGGATGAATTTCCACTAACAGGAAGTCTTAATATATCAGCAGTTATTGTACCAGTAGTTATCTTACCAGTAGGAAAATTTAAGGTCTTGTCTTGTATTGAAACGCCAAATGATCTATTAATAAGAAGTATAGCTTCTTGTAGCTGAGAAAAATTAGCATTTGTTATAGAATTATTGGCCCCTATTGTATTGGAAGACAATAACTGTTTTATCGTAATCTGATTAAGTTCCTTCATCCCGGAATATTATGTTTAGAATATATATCCGGATTTTAAATCTCAATCAACTTATTAGAGTTTCAATCTCCTTATAAAAAGAATTAAATTTAGATGGAAAAAAAATTTTAAGTTCTTCTATCTCCCTATTAGATAGACTATACTTATCTTTTATGAAGTTTATAACTTCTTCTTTATACTCTTTTTTCTCCTTTTCCTTCTCTTTTTTTGATGTTTTTGTCCATACCCAAGATGGATTATTTTTGTGTTTGTGTGTTATAAATATCTTCCAAAAGTCTACTACTTTTTCGGGATTTATTTTTATATTATTAAATGAATTAGCTTGAAGGGGATATGCTATAGAACATATACGATTAACCATAAATAGATTTCTAGCTTTATCTCTATCACTTATCTTATCCCAAGCTTTGGAATAAAATGATTTTATTATATCAAATGGATTATTCATTAGTTAAATAGTTCGAATGGATCAAATCCCTTAGGAGGTTTAGCTTCGCTAGCCCATGGTGAATTTTCAATCATTTCTTTTTTATCTATATTTAATGTGATTTTTTCTTTGGAATCTAATTCCTGTACGTGATTCTTTAATCCTTCAACCATATTTTTTGGAAGAGTCCTAGAATTAAGCCAAACCAATCTAGCGTTTTCCTCGTAGAATTTTTTAAATTTATCTCTATTCTCAGAGTTGTCTGTTTGTGATATTAATCTTAATGAAAGACCAGCTATCCATCCGAGAAAATCTTCATTATCCCATAGATACTCCATCGAATAATCTTTCCATTCCGACTCCTGATAAAGCTCCCAAATTTTATTAGATTTTCCTTCCGCTATATTAGAATTCTTTCCGCTTTTAGTTTGGTGCGGAAAAACTCCAGGAACGTCATCTTTTTTGTCACCCATTAGGATTTTTTTAAAAATGTATTCCTTAGTGTTAATTCTTTCTAAAGTACAAGAAGATAATAGCTTTTCCATCTTTGATGAATTAGCTCCAGAGATAGGATTAACATCAAATATAGTTGTTTCTGATTCGGATTCTTCTTTCCAATTTTCAGAAACAATTAATTTGTTATTTTTAGAATTACTGTTCCATATTCCAACCCAAACATCTTCGTTGTATTTTACTAACTGGTGCATGTCCTTATCACCACTTATTACAATAACAGATTCTTTCTTATCTGTAAAATATTCAGACCAAGCCCAAATTAAATCGTCTCCTTCCGCTCCTTGATATGAGCTATAAATAAATCCATTAGATTCTAGATATTCCGAAAACTCGTCCATTAATCTAAAAAAAGATCCCCAGTCTACACCTTCTCCTTTTACTCTACTTTCCTTATAAACACTTCTTGTTATTTTGTAATCTTTTCTCCAAGATCTAGAATCCTTACAAAATATCACTTGTTTTATTTCTGGTATTTGTTTAAGAGAATAGCAAAGATCCGTTATCACCTTTCTTATAAACATATTTCTTTCAGCCTCTGATGATAATACATCTCCAGGGTTCTTACTTCCAAATCCAGAAAATATACCGAATGTCTTATGGAAGATATAATTACCGTCTACTACTACTGTTGTCATTAAAAATCTTCATTTGTTATCATTATATCATAGTCAAAAAAACCAGAAAAATCCCTTTCGTCAGCTAAAAATCTTCTTCCGACATTATCTGCATCATTCCTTTCCTCTAATCTTTTTCTTCTAATTTCTGCTGAAGGATTCAAATAAATAACGAAAGATTCGTCTCTAAATGATTTAGGTAAGCTTCTAAGACCTGCGGGACTAAGAATGAAAAGATTCTTTATTGAAAATTCCCCCTTGGATATTCCGTATCTCCAGCCATTAAATTCTTGTAGTTCTAGAAATATGTCGTTGTTGGCTTTAAAAAAATCTTCATCCCTATAATAATAATCTATTCCTTCTTCCTCTCCCTCACGTGGAGGTCTACTAGTAAAAGATACACCATACTCGAATCCTTTATCTACCATTTTTTTTCTCAGAAAATCTTTTCCTGATCCTCCTGGTCCAACTATTATAATTTTTCCTTTCATATTATTATTTGCATATTATAATAAGCATTACTATCTAAAACCTTAGATAATGCCTAGTATACTGGTCATTTATTGAACATTTGTTGTAGTTCAAATATTAAAGCTAATAGGCTAACTATAGGATCTATTACTTGGCTTCTTTGAGATTGGTATCTCGCCACAGTAATAACTATAGAAGGTATTAAGTTTAATTTTTGCGGATTCTTTTCTTCAATCCATTTAATAAAGTCAGAACTTAAAGATGCCATAACCTCATCAACTCTTCCTGAATATTGACCAACTATGTATTGGTAGTTTCCAATTGGATCTGGTTTAGATAGAACTATATTAAAAACTTCCTCGTGGTCAAATGTTATCTCGTTTATTTTGCTTTCTGTTAGATCTGTTACTCCGTCTATTTGCCATCTCTGTATGGTATTAAGTGCGGATCTCATATCAGGAAAATACTTCTTTGTAAATAGCTCAAGACTTCTGTCGTCGTGATTTATTTCCATTAGATTAAGTATTTTAGAAACGCGATCTTGCCATTGGGTCTTTATCTCGTTCTCTTCTTCCTTACTCATAGGATCAAAATCATAAACTTCAAATCTTGACCTAATAGCATCCGGAATTTTACTTAAATAGTTACACGTAGCAACAAATCTTGTTGTTCTAGCATATTTCTCTATTGTACCTCTTAAAGCTTTGTAGAACTGATCTGATGCACCGTCGAACTCATCTAGAACTACAATCTTAATCTGATTCTCCCCGTCTAGTATAGAAACTGTAGAACAGAAATCATGAACTTTAGTTCTAATTGTTTCTACTGAACTTTCATCTGATACATTTATAAAAATGTATGGATGATTCTTTATTAGAATTTTAGCCATACTGGTTTTACCAGATCCTGGAGATCCAGCTAATAAAACATTCTGTTGAAGTCCACTTTCAAAAGATCCCTTTATTCTTTGTGGAAGGATCATGTGTTTTAGTTCCTTCGGTCTTAATTTTTCTGTTAATAGTTCTTGTATCATTTAATATTTTTTAATATTCTTTCCATCTCAGCATCAACAACTTTCTTTGCTATTCTTTTATACTCATCTCTTATAATAGATTTCTGCTCTTCTGTTGCAGATCTCATATTAAGAGACTTAAGATGATTCCATTTAACCATTGTCGAAGCTCTATATGTCTCGTAATTGTTTAATTGTGTTCTTTTAGATTTTATAAGTACTTCAAGTATTTTATCCTTAGTAGGATTCTCCATCCCCTTAAATTTTGTACCCCTAGGTATTTTTTTCAAAGAAATTTTAGATGCTATTTCTTCTATATAGTCGCCAAATTTTTTATAAAATTCGTCGTGCTTTTCTATTCTCTTCCTCCTATCTATTTCCTTATGTCTATCATTTAGCAGTTTTATTTTTTCTGAATTTTTTTTACAATATTGAATGGAATATTGTTTTTTGTATTTTTTATTTTTTAAACTCCATTCCCTAGATTTCTTCTTAGTACACTCAGCACATTTATGTGCCTCTTCTTTATAAATATAAAAATCGGACTCTCCGTGAATTTTACATACCCCTTTTAAAAATTTTGTTACCTTAACCTCCATATATTAAAATTTAAATCATTTACATAAACCACTCATATTGTCACCTAAATCCTTATCGTTTCTTATTTCTATAAATCTTGGTAAAAACAAAGACCAATTATCATTCTTATCATTTATTATGACGTTGTATTGTATAGCACAAACCTTACCTATTTGAGAATCTGGATTTTCACTAAGATCTTTAAGATCCTGATCTGTAAATCCTGCTCCTACTTTTACTTTAACTGTACCTGATGAATCTTCACAATAGAAACCTCCAATAAACCCTTCTCTCTTACCTTCTCCTGGATACCATCCAGTAATTATTAGATCACAATCATTAACCTCCTTAAGCTTAATCCAATTCTTAGATCTCTTGCATTCATATACATGTTCAGGATTTTTAAGAATTACTCCCTCTCCCCCGCGAGCAACAATTTTGTTATAGTAAGCGTAGATGTCTTCTTTTTCAGTAGTCAAGAAAGAATCTGCAAGAGTGAGTGAAGTTGTCTTATATGTACTAAAAACCCCCTCTAATGTACTTCTTCTGACATCAAAAGGAATTATACCTTTTCCAGATTTTAACGTGTCTGCATCTTCAAGATCAAAAACATTATAAAGAAGATCGTCACCTATAGAATCTAATGGTTTTCCTTTTAACATTTGTGTAACTTTACCTGATACACTTTTCCTGTTTAGATCAGTAAGTTCCCCGTCAAAAAACCATTCTCCTTTTAATCCCGAATTTTTAATAAGTATCAAACATTCATCTGCAATCTTTTTCAAGTATTGATTAGGAATTTCGTTGAAAGCCCTTGTGTAAAATTTTACTTCACCACCGGAAATAAATGCTATTACTCTTACACCGTCATATTTTTCCTCACAAACGATTAGATCCCATTTTTTTATTTCGTCTTCGTCGTCTTGTGCAAGCATTAGACTTGGATCGGGTATAACTTCCTTATTAAAAGCTTTGTTTATTAACTTAGCTCCAATTCCTATGTTTAATCTTTTTGTTAAAACTTTAGACAAAATCTTTCTTTCATCAATAGAAAGGGGATAACAGTTAACAACTTCAAATGCTTCCTCTCTTAATTTATCATTTGCTGCAGGTGCAAAAAATAATTTTTCAGTAAGATCCTTAAATCTTTCAAATAGATCTCCATCCTCTATGATATAGGGTGATTCTTCTAAAACTGGAAGCTTGTGTAGTTTTGTTGTTAAAAATGGATCTAGAGCAACTTTTAAAAGATATTCTAATTCCTTAGAGTAATTATTTTTTATTAGATCCTGTTTAATTTTTTGTGACCCGTTGCCTGTTGAATTTTCAATCTCTAATAAAATTCTAAGTTCTTTCTGCATGAATTGGTTTTTAGCTAATATAGAAATCAAATCTAAATAATAAAAATGATTTAAATATTATACTAAAAAAAAATAAGTAAGTTTTCGGTTTATTGGTTTTAAATAGCAGGTTCTGCTCCTGTTGCTTCGCCTCCAGTAGCTCCAGCTTCTGCTCCAGTAGCTCCAGCTTCTGCTCCGGTAGCTCCAGTAGCCCCGGCTTTACCTTCTTCCTCTGATTTTTTAACGTAGGATTTATTTAACTGTATATCCTCATAGTTAAGATCTAACCATCTCTCTATCATAAAATCTTGATCAAAAAATTGAACCTCTTCTTCGTTTACTGTTTCTTTTATTTCTCCCATTGCAGTAATGAAATCAATTTTTTTGATCAGTTGTTCTATTTCTCTAGATTCGCCAAATAAATTATCACTTTCAAATTTAACACCTATTTGACTTCTAAATTCAGCATCGTTTTTAAGATCTGGAAATTCTAAGCACATTTGTATCCATAGAGGTTTTACTATAATCTCTTGGAATATAGATCTCAATCTTGTTATAAATTTAGCAAATCTAACCTCATCCCTTTCTGCTCCTTCCGCCCCTGTTTTAAAAGTATTATTTGAACCCATACCAAATCTTGAAGAGAATCTGTTATAAGGTATTTTGGAATCTTGTCTTAATTTATTATAGAAATAAACAACCGAGTCCATTATATTTAAATTAGGACCTTGAGCATTAAGTGTTTCTACTTTTACTGATTCACCTCCTTGCTGTGGGAAAAGATAGTTTTTATAAAATTGAAGATCGGGTCTTCCGTTTATAGCTAATTCTCCTGAGCTTGTATCTAGTTTAATATCCTCTTTATATACGGACATAAGTTCTCCAAGTGTCTCTTTAGCCTTTTGAGGAGCTTTACTTCCAATAGGAACTGTCATTTTAATCCTATACTGAGCATTCATAACATTCCATATTATTCTGGAGTGTTCCATAATCTTTAATAAGTTATAAGACCTTATTAATCTTTCAGTGTAAGATACTCTTGAAACAACGTTGGCTTTAGCATACGAGATATAAATAACCTGAGCATCTAATAACTTTCTTTGTCTAACAGTTTCTCCGTAATACTGCCACCATATAGTTTCTCTTGTTCCGTCAGGCTTTTTTTCGATAGCTGGAGTTAAACTAACAGCATCCAATTCTTTAAAACCAACTATTTCTTTACCATCGTTTGAATATATTATCTCGAATGCTAAAAACCCTTCTACAATTAGTTGTCTAAAGTATTGCCATCCGGTTAATCCATTTGCAAAATTGTGAAGAACATATAGTTTTCTGAAATTCTTCCTCATGGATTTTATAACATCATCCTTTAGATCCATATTCATTAAAGCTGGATGACAGAAAAAATTCTTCTCATCATATACTACTGCTTCGTCACATATAGTATCTAAAATATATTCTATCTCAGCATTTAAAGCAAAGGTTCTTAGAAAATCCCTTTT